CCCTTGTTCTGTCCGTCACGACAGCGGCGCCCACAAGTTGGGTCTTGTTTGAGCAGCCAAACGGAATTTGGTGCAAAATAGCAACGGTTCTTGTCGGCGAAACTCACACCATCTGCATATCGCAGTTGTAGGTGAAGAAATGTCAGACGTCGTGTTGACAGATCAGCCAAACGGGTTTTGGGCGAAAATCGGCGCGGCACCCAGCGGAGACGCGCTTGCGCTGCGTATTGCTCGCTCGATACTGCTGCCAGGGAGCATAGGCGCAGAAATCGCGCTGACACGCAGCCAGCCATCTGAGGCTCGATCAACAGGGCTTAATGCGCTGGGCGTCGGCTGGGCCGAATACCCGGCGGACGTGGCGCGGTTCCTCGGGATCGCGCGGCGCCTCGGCGTGGAAGGCCAGCGCACCAACCTGATCCGCAACCCACGATGCGAAGGTGCGATTGGCGCGACCCCGCCGACGCATTGGGAACTCGTTTTACCAGCCGGTGTGACCGCCGCATGGACGCGCACCACGCGCAACGGTATTGAGGGTGTGGACATTGAATTGTCCGGCACCAGCACCAACGCCCTACAGTTTGTTATCAATTTCGATATCACCCGACCCGTCGCTGCGAGCGGGCAGACCTGGGCATCTAGCTTCTTTTTTCAAGAATTGGTCGGCGTTGCAGGTGTTACCGCGTCGGAGATTTTAGTCCTGGGCGAAACTGCTGGCGGGGCATTTGTCGAAGGCACTTCGTCAAATTTCTTTGCGTCACGCTCCACTTTGCAGCGCCGATCCATTTCGTTTTCGATGGCCAACGCTAACACCACGCGCGCAGCGGGACTGTATCGCACCAACACAATCGCAAGCGGCACCAACCTGACCGGCTACCGCATCTTCTTAGGTTGGCCACAGTTGGAACAGGGCGCGTTTGCTTCTTCGCCCATCCTGCCGCCTGTTGGTGCGCCGGCTGCTAGCACGCGCGGCGCCGATCTCGTCACCGCGACGCTGGCCAGCCTTGGCATCGGTGCGAATGGAGCCTGCACGGTGTTGGGCACGTTCATGCTGCCGCAGCCCACGCCATCGGGGTTTTTCCCGTCCATGTTCACGGTGCAGGGCGCCACATCGGAAAACAGCTACGGTGTTTTTCAAGACGCCACGGGGGGTGTCCTGTACATCATACGCAGGACGGCCGGCGTGAATGCCGTCGTTCCTGTCGGAGCGGTAACAGCTGGCACGCAGTTTCGCGTCGGAATGACGGTGAGTGGGGCAGGGGGAGCATCTGTTAGTCTGAATGGCGGTGCCCCAGTATCGATCACAGGCGGTCCCACATCAGGCATGTCGATTTTCCGCATCGGATCGGACTACGGCGGCGTATCGCAAATGTTCGGCGAAATCGGCCTCGCGTCCGTGCTGCCCTTCAGCGTGTCCGATGCCAATCTTCAACAATTGGTAGCGAGGCTATGACATGACGACGGCAGCGGACATCTCGAACCGGGCGCTGGTGGCGATGGGCGCGCGTAGCACCCTCGCGAACTTCGCGCTCGAACAAACGCCCGAAGCGAAGCAGCTTCGTCTGATCTACGATCCGACGCGCGACGCGCTTCTGCGCGCTGCACATTGGAGCTTCGCGCGCAAGATGTTCCCGCTGTCGTTGCTCAAGGCGCAGCCCGGCTTGCCGGGCAGCACCGCGACGCCGGGCGCGTGGAACCCGGCGACGATGCCGCCCCCGCCATGGAGCTACGAATATCTCTACCCGGCGGACTGCATCGCGATCCGGTATGTCACCGCAGCGCCGATTTCCTCCGGCGGCGCAGGGAACATGTTCTCGGTTCCGTCCTACGACAACCCGGTGCGCATGGGGATCACCCCTGCGCATTATGCCGTGGCGACGGACAACGACACGCTGGGCAATGAGATGACGGTCATCTTGACCGACGTGCAGTCTGCCCTGGCCTGCTACACCGCGCGCGTGCAGGTTGAAGATCGGTGGGATGCGAGCTTCCAGCAGGCGATGGTCTACGCGCTTGCATCGCAGCTTGCGCTTTCGGTCACGGGCAACCTGCAAACCGCGCAGACGAACGCACGACAGGCGATGGAGACGTTGCAGCAGGCGCGCGCTCGCGACGGCAACGAAGGCACCGTCACCGTCAACCGAACGCCTGATTGGATCGTCGCGCGCGGCTACGGCAGCGGCGGCCCTTTCCCGACCGCGCCCAGCGTGTCGGGCTGGGTTGATCCTGCGTTCCTGATCTTCTGAGGGCGCCATGGCCGCACCGATCATCAAAACGAGCTTCGCCGCCGGGGAACTCGCACCGTCACTGAACGGGCGCGTCGATCTCGCCAAGTATCAGGTGGGCGCGGCGGTCATGCGCAACTTCTTCGTGGACTATCGCGGCGGCGCGTCCACACGCCCCGGCACGCAGCACGTCGGGCGGCCTCGCCTTTTCGTGTCGCAGGCGAAGCCCAGGCTGATCCCCTTCGTGTTCAATTCCGATCAAGCCTATGTGCTCGAACTGAACGAAAACACGATGCGCATCATCTACCAGGGCGGCTACGTCACGGAGAACGCATTCGCCGTCTCGGCCGGCGCGGACGCTGCGCATCTGACGCTGACGGTGCCGGGGCACAACTACGCGCCCGGCAACTTCATCTTCGTCAACAACGTGAACGGGCTGCTGCGCCCGAACGGGATCAGCGGCGTGAATGGCCGCGTGCTCTACGTTGATGGCGTCGCGGGGGATGTCTTGTCGCTATCGGACATAAGCGGCCCCGTCAGCTACTCGCCTGTCGTCGCATCGTCGTGGACTTCCTATGCCGGCGGCGGCTACACCGCGCGCATCTATGAGATCGCGACGCCGTGGAACGGAAGCGCCCTGTTCACGCTGAACTACGTGCAAAGCGCCGACGTGATGACGATCACTTCGCTGGACTTCCCTGCCTATGACATTCGCCGCCTGGGGCACGCGAACTGGCAGGTGGTGCAGCAGACCTACGGCACCACGCTCTCCCCGCCGAATGGCGTGACGGCATCGCCGCAGAACACAGGCAGCGCCGCGACGCAGGTGTTCTTCTTCGCCTACGTCGTCACGGTGGTTGATGAAGATGGGCGTGAAAGCGCGATCTCCGCCGTGGCGACGTGCGAGAACAAGGCGCTCGATCAAACGATCACGCCTGTCCGCACGAACCGCCTCACGTGGAACCCCGTCGCAGGCGCCTACAAGTATCGCGTCTACAAGGCGCAGCCGATCCCCACCGGCCAGCAGGGCGGTGGCCCCTACTACTATGGCGTCGTCGGCAACGTGTTCGAGACGAGCTTCGTGGATGTCAACTTCTCGCCGGACTACACCTTCGGGCCGCCCATCGCGCGCAACCCGTTTCTGGACAAAGGCATCGCGAGCACGAACATCGTCAGTGGCGGCACCGGCTATCTCGCGCCCTACGCGGTGATCACCGATGGCAGCGGCAGCGGTGCGTCCATCGCGCTGTCGTCCGACACGTCGCCCACGGCGCTGCCTTATGGCGAGATCACCGCTGCGAACGTCGTGGCAGCCGGCACCAACTACGCGGCGCCTTCCATCGCGATCTTCGACGCAGCGCCGGCAGGCAGCGGCCTGACGCTGGCCTTCAACGGCTCGTGGGTTGCCAATCCTCTCGGCACCGGCTTCGTGCCGGCGCCGGGCTCGATCACCATCTTGAACAAGGGGCAGAACTACCACTTCAAGACGGCGAGCAACTTCATCCGCGCGCGTGCCGGTGCGCCTGTCGGCTCGAACTACCTGTTCATCGACATCGACCTTGTGGCGTATGGGCAGGTGCAGTCCATCGCGTGGGTCAACGCTGACATCTCGCCCACCGCCAGCACCGGCTTGTCGTCCACTGGCGGAAGCGACACGCTGACGTTCGAGATCGTCGGCAGCGACGTGGTGCCTTCCGGTGCGGTGATCACCGCTGCGCTCGGCGGCACGACGAACCCGAACTGCTGCGCCTACCTGCAACAACGTCGAGTGTTCGGCGGCAGTCGCGGCAAGCCTGCGACGTTGTGGATGTCGCGGCCTGGACAGTTCACCAACTTCGACGTGAGCGATCCGATCCAAGATGACGATGCGATCACGGCCGCGCTGAATGCGCAGGAAGTGAACGTCATCAACGCAATGGTGGCGGCGACCGGCGGGCTCGTGGTGCTGTCGTCCGGCGGCGCTTATCTCGTGTCCGGCGATGGCAGCGGCATCACCCCCACGACTGTCCAGGCGAACCCCCAAGCGTTCACGGGCGCGCAGGACAACCTGCAACCCCTTCGTGTCGGCAATCAGCTTCTCTATGCCCAGGCGCGCGGCAGCGCCGTGGCGGAGCTTGCCTACAACTTCTACACGTCGCAGTTCACCAGCATGGACATTTCCGTGCTGTCCGCGCATCTGCTGGAAGGGCGCAAGATCGTTCAGTGGGCGTATGCCACCGAACCCTTCAAGATCGTGTGGGCGGTGCGCGACGACGGCGTGCTGCTGTCGCTGACGTATCTCAAGGAACAGGAAGTCTACGGCTGGGCGCGGCACGACACGACCGGCCCGGTGATCAGCGTTGCCACCGTGCCCGAAGGCCGCGACGACGCGGTGTATGTCGTCGTGCGCCGCTACACGCCGACGCTGAACTACGTCTACGCCGTCGAGAGGATCGCACCGCGCGCATTCGACGCCGATCCCGCGACGAACATCCCTGCCAATCCCGAAGAAGCGTGGTGTGTCGATGGCGGCGCGCGCTATCCGCTGACGGAGCCCACCAGCGCCATCGTCTCGGGCGTGCCTGACGTGCTGGGCTACATCTACGAAGTCACCATCGACTTCGGCGGCAGCGGCTACACCGCGCCGGTTGTCGAGATTGACGATCTTACCGGAACCGGCGGCCAGATCACGTTGGGCGTCACCAGCGGGCAAGTCACCAGCGCGACCATCGTGTTCGCCGGCAGCGGCTACACGAACCCGCAATTCACGATCCGCGACAACACCGGCTCCGGTGCCGAGATCAGCGCGCGTATCGTCAACGGCATGACGTTCAGCATCGACGGCTCGGGCTTCACGGGCGCGGACATCGGCAAGGTGCTGCGCGTGCGCGGCGGCAAAGGCGTCGTTCTGTCGGTGCCCGCGAGCAACGCCATCTACTGCGACATGCAGCAGTTGCCGGCGGGGATGCAGAACTACCCGGAATATATCGTGCCGCCCGTCAACGCAGGCGAGTGGTCGCTGACGGCGCCCGTGTCCGTGATCGGCGGCCTCGATCATCTCAACGGCGCCACGGTTCAGGTGCTCGTGGACGGCAGCGTGCAGTCGCCGAAGGTGGTGGTGGACGGCTGCATTACGCTCGATGACGCAGGCACCGCGATCATCGCAGGCCAAGGCTTCACCGCGCAGTTGCAGTCGATGCGCCTTGAAGTGGGCGACGGCACCTTGCAGGGGCGCCGCAAGACGATCCCGACGCTTGTGATGCGCGCCAAGGACACGCGCGGCCTGACGGTGGGCGCGCGCTGGGATGACATGGTGGAAGTGAAGCAGCGCGACGACGAAAACTATGGAATGCCCATCGTGTTCCAAGACGGCGGCGAGCGCATGGAACCCCTCTACGAAGGGGCGCCTTCCGCCTACATTCCGCTGCGCTACCCCGACACGCTGACGCATCTGCAATCGGACTGGACGGAAGAAGGCGTGATCTGCATCCAGCAGTCGTGGCCGCTGCCCGCGACGGTGCTGGCGATCATCCCGTTCATGTCGGCGGGGGATACCGTGCGATGATCCGCGTCGAGCCCGCCACCGAAGAACACGCTGACATCATGGCGCCGTTGATGTCGGCCCAGGATCGCGCCGAGATCGAAGCGGCAGGGTTCACTCCGCGTGAAGCTCTCCGCTACAGCATGACGGGCTCGGTTGTCGCGGACACGGCGCTGATCGACGGCGTGCCGGCGGCCATGTGGGGTATCTGCCCGCGCAGCCTGATCGGCGAGCGCGCGCTGCTTTGGATGCTGGGCACGCCTGCCGTGCAGCGCAACGCCAAGGCGCTGCTGGCATTGTCGCGCTACTTCGCGGATTGGGCTCAAGAGCGATACCCGGTGCTGGAATGTCTGATCGACAGCAGGCACGACAAGGCGCTACGCTGGGTTCGATGGCTGGGCTTCACGCCCACTGGCGGCACCGTTCAGATGTGCGGCGTGACGTTCATAGGTTTCGAGAGGGAGAAGTAAGATGGGCTTGGAAGTAGCCGCCCTTGCCGTCACGGCAATCGGTGTCGGCATCTCCGCCTACAGCCAATACCAGCAGGGGCAGGCGCAGGCGCAGTCGGCAAGCTATCAGTCGCAGGTGGCGGTGAACAACGCCGCGCTGTCGCAGATCAACGCGACCAATGCGCGGCGTGACGCGGCCTTCGCATCGACGCAAGCTGCCACCGAAGAACAGAACGTCATCCGGCGCGGCCGTGCGCTGATCGGCTCCCAGGTGGCGAGCACGGCAGGACGCGGCCTGCTGGTGAACGAAGGCAGCGCCGTCGATCTGCGCGAAAGCACCGCGCGACTGACGGGCGAGGAAGCCGGGAACATCCGCACGCGCGGCGACCGCCGCAACAGTGAGTTCCAGATACGCGCCTTCAACTACGAGCAGCAGGCAGGCCAGCAGGCGACGCAGGCGAGCCTATACAGCGATCAGGCGGGCGCTGCGTCGCAAAGCGCGTGGCTCGGCGCCACGGGCGCGCTGGTGGGCGGCGCGAGCCGCGTCTACAGCCAGTATTCCGACATGGCCCGAACGGGCGTGTCCTTCTCCGGCAACACGGTGGTCGCATAATGGCCCGCACACCTACGAAGGTCACGGTAGACACGCCTGCCGCCGGCCCGATCAATGAAGCCTTCGCGCCTGTCCGCATCGACACGAACGAAGGCATGTTCGGCGGCCAGCAGGCGCGTGCGCTCGGCGGGCTCGGCAATGCGCTGATCGAGACGGGCAGTATGCTGTCGCGTGAAGTGATCGCCGAGCAGCAGATCAAGAACGAGACGGAAGCGACGAACGCGCAGAACGAATACCAGCAGGAAGCTGGGCGCCTTTGGGGCGAGTATTCCGCCCTGCAAGGCGAGGAAGCGGTGCGCGCATACCCGGCGTTCCAAGAGAACATGAGGCAGTTGCAGCGCCGCATGACGGAGAGTGCGACAAACCCCGTGGTGCGGCGGCAGTTGACGCGCAGCATTGGCGGCAGCGCATCGTCCATGCTCGGGCAGGCGGCCGGAGTGAATGCGCGCAACGTGCGGACTGCCGGCGTGCAGGCGCAGGAAGGATCGAGCACGCTTGCGATCAACGAAGCGGTGCGCCAGCGCGACAACCCCCAGGCGGTGCAAGAGGCGCTGAACATCGGCCTGCAAGCCGTGCAGCGTGCCGGCGGCCTGACGGGCGCTGATCCCGACACGGTGGCGAGCAACGTGGCGGCGTATCGTGGACGCTTCTGGTCCGCCGTGATCGCCACGACTGCCGAGAACGATCCGCTGCGCGCGCAGCAGATGTTCGAGCAGAACCGCAACCAGATGGACGCGCAGGCGCAGATCAGGATCGAGAACTTCCTGCGCGCTCCGGTGCGTGACCGCCGCGCCGACGACATCGTGCAATGGGCCACGGCGCCGCGTGGTCCGACGAACCCGGCGCCGCCGGGCGCTCCCGGCAATCGTCAGGGCGGCGTGCCGGCGGCTGCCGATCCGAACGCCGTGCGTGATCAGGTGTCGCGCGCGGAAGGCGGCACCGATGCGGCAGGGCAGCCTATCCAGAACCGTCAAGGCAGCAGCGCGTTCGGCCCGCTGCAAGTCACGCGCGGCACGTGGAACGCCTACGCTGATCGCCTTGGGTTGCAGCGTGACGTGCAGGGGCAGCCGCCGCCTGCGAACCGTGGCGACCGCGAGACGCAGAACCGGATATGGGACTTGTATCAGGCCGATGCGCGCCAGCAGATCGGCCGCGACCTGACACCGCGCGAGCAATACACCGCATGGTTCCTGGGCATCGCCGGGGCCAAGTCGTTCATCATGGCCGATCCGAACGCGGACGCATTCGCCACCTACAGCGCAGCGGCAGGACCGGACATCGCGGCGCAGGCGTTCCGTCAGAACGGCGCGCTGCTGCGCACCGGCATGACGGTGCAGCAGGCCACGACTGCGATTGGCGCCTACTTCGACAGGCATGGCGGGGGAGGCAATCCGCAAGCTGGCACCGGGCGGCCTGGGCGCGAGCAGCAGATGGGCGCTGCGCTCGAACGCGCGGGTTCCGATCCCGATCTTCGCGCGGCCGTGCTGTCCAGGCTCCGCCAGCAATGGGGGATCGAGGACACGATGAACTCGGCCGAGCGCAGCCGCATGGATCGCCGTGTGGAAGCTCTCGGGCAGGCATTGGCGCTCGGCACGTCCGCCTCGATCCCCGAAGCCGACATCCGGCGGCTGTATCAGCCCGAGCAGGCGCAGGCGATCCTTGACGGGCTCGCGACGCGGCAGATCGAAGGCGACGTGTTCCGCAGCGTGCAGCTTGCGACGCCGCAGCAGATTGTCGAGATGCAGCAGGACTTGGCTGACGGCAGCGGTCCGATCACGCGGCAGCTTCGCGAACGTCGCGGCGTGGCGGCGGGCGCGAACGGTGAAGTCGCGGAGGAAGATCGCCCCGGCGACGCCGTGGCACGGCAGCAGCTTGCGACCACGATGCAGCGCGCTGTCGAAGCGCGCGGCCAGCAGTTGCAGCGTGATCCTGCACAATACGTCATGGCTGATCCTGTCGTGCGTGCTGCCGCCCAGGCGCAGCAGGCAGACCCGAGCAATCCGGCGATGATGTCCGCCTACGTCGAAGCGACGCTGGCCGCCCAGGCACGTCTCGGCGTGGCGGAGCAGAACCGCCGCGTGCTGTCGGTGAACGTGGCGGCGGCCGAAGCGGCACGGCTCATGGGGAACGATCCGGGCGGCGGCACGGCGCAGAACCCGGACAACGCGGCGCTGCGGCTGCAAGCCATGCGCCGGCAATACGGCAGCGCGTGGCCCCAGGTGTTCGGCGATCTCGTGCGCGACGGGCGCCTGCCGCCGGAGTATCAGGTGCTCGCCAACATCCCCACGCCTGTCGGGCAGGCGGACTACCAGCGCACGCTGAACGGCATCCGCGCACGGGGCGGCCTTGAGCAGTTCGCTGCCGTGGTGCCGCGTGATCAGCGGCGCCTGATTGACGACGGGCTGGATCGCGCCATCGAGCCGTTCCGGTCCGCTGCGACGGCAGGCCAGCAGACGGGCGGTGTCGAGCTTACCGGGCACATCCGCGACGCGGTGCGCAACCTGTCCTACTACTACGCCATCGGCGGCATGAGTGGCGCCGATGCGCTGCGCGCTGCGACGGACCGCATCTTCAACGACAAGTATGAGTTCAGCGGCACGATGCGTGTGCCGCGTCGTCTCGACAACGGGCAGGAAGTCGGCATCGCGCGCGTCAATCGCTCGGCTTCCGTCGTGCTGCGCGGGCTGCGGCCGGAGGACATGGCGGCGCCCGAGAGCATCGACCCTGCGCTGACGGAGGATGACCGCCGCCGCAACCTTTGGAACATCGCGCAGCGCGGCGTGTGGGTGCCCAATCAGGACGACACGGGGCTCGTGCTCATGGGCACGTGGGAGATGGGCGGGCGCGTGCCGGTGCGCCGTCGCGACGGCAGCATGATCGAGATGCGTTTCGACAACCTGCCCGATGGGCAGACGACGATCCCTGGTGCGGGGCGTCGTGGTGGCAATCCGGGACAGCGCGCCGTGCAGCCCATCGAAGGATGGAACGAAGGGCCGGACGCGCCTGGGCAGGCTCCGCGCGCGCCGCAGCGGCCTGTCGGCGGTCCTGCGCCTGTCGAGCCCAATGCGCCTGTCGCCGGCACGCAGGCCACGCCCAGGCTGAACAGTCCGGCATCCCGTGGATCGGGGCGCTGGGTTGCGCCGGGAGTTGAACAATGAGTGGCGTGAACGGCACCACCGGCTTCTTCACGCCGGGCGAGTTCGGCAACTCGGCGCTGGAAGCGCGAGGCAATGAGGCGCTTCCGTCCACGTTCGGCGAAGCCATGGGATCGCAGTTCAGTCAGGCATTCGCGGACAACGTGACGACGCGGCTGGTGCGTCGCGTTGCCCGCAACTTCGACAGCAACGTGCTGGAAATGCCCGTCGAAGAACTGAACCGCGAGTTCGGTGTGCCCGGCCGCCTGACATTCGACACGCCGATGACGGAGCGGCAGGCGCGCGATCTCTACGAACACCACCGGGCGAACGCGCTGCGCGACGATGCGATCCGGCGCCGTGGCGACAACGTGGGCGGCGGCACGGGCGCCTCGATCTTGTCCGGCCTGCTGGTGGGCATCATCGACCCCCTGAACATCGCGTCCGCATTCATCCCCGTGGCGGGGCAGGCGAACATCGCGCGCGTGATCGGCACGAGCGCCGCGCGCGGTGCGCTGGGCCGCGCCACGGTGCGGGGGATCGAGGGCGCGCTGGGCGGCCTTGTCGGCGGCCTCGCCGTCGAGCCGCTGAACGCCTTCCTGACGATTGGCGACAAAGACGACTACACCATGACGCAGTTCATGGCGAACATCGCCATCGGCACCGTGATCGGCGGCGCGCTGAACTCCGGCGTGGGCGCGCTGCGCGACAGGCGCGGGCTGCCGCCGTGGTCGCCCGAGATGCACGACGCAGGACGCACGCAGGCCATCGCGGCGCTGGCGGAGGGGCGGCCGGTGCAGGCCGCCCAAGCGATGGACTTCATCGCGTCGCGTGATGGCGGCGCGGAGCTTCGCCGCTGGTATGACGGGCAGGTGAAGCAGGCGGCCGACGTGGACAACGCGCTCGACAATGCGCGCACACGCGAAGCCGCTGTCGATGCTGCCCGCACGCGGCTGGACGAATTGCAGATGGAGGCGCGCAAGGTTCGCCTCGAACTCGATGAAGCGAACGGGCGGCTGTCCGCCTACGGCATCGAGCCCAGCACGCGCGAACGTCTGGACGACATCGAAACCGAACTGGCCACGACGATCCCGAAGAAGCGGCGCGCTGATCTTGAGCGCGAGCGCACGATGCTGCTGGAAGGCCGCGATTGGGCGGCGGAGGCGCGCGCTGGCGGCGATCTGGAAGCCGGACGCACCGAAGCCGAGATCGCCGGCATCGGCGCCGTGGCGGACCGTCTGGCGCAGAAGGAAGCGATGGCTGCGCTGAACCTGACCGCTGCGCAGCGGCGGTTGCAGGCGGCCGAGACGACGCTTGAGCAGCGGCAGGCGACCTTCGCTGCGCGGCGCGACATGGTGCGCGATCTCGCGATGCGCACGCTGCGTGGCGTCGCCTACAAGACTGGCGTGCAGATCGAGCAGCGCGAGTTGTGGGCAGCGGCGATGCGGATCATGCGCGCGGCTCCCGACGACGTGGATGCGACGATCCGCGCTGAACTCAAGACGATCACGGATCGCGCTGTCGGGCCGTTCCTGCCCGATCAGGTGATCATGCGCCCGCCGGCACGGAACGCGCAGCTTGAGGCGACGATGGGCGCGCTCGAACGCAACCTGTCGCGCAGCACCGACGATCTGACGAACGGTGTGCGAGGCGCCGCTGACGACGTGAGCCCCGAGACGCGCGTGAACGACGCGGACATTGCGCGCGCCCCGAAGTTCGAGGGCACCGTGGACGAAGCGATTGCCGATCTCGACGCGAGCACCGCCGATCTCGAACGCGCGCTCAAGGCGGAGGACGACGCCGTGGCGGCACGTGCGAAGCGCGAGGGGCGCGAACCCCCGCCGCGTGATCCCGAGATGGACGAAGCGAACGCAATACGTGAAGAAGGGGCGAGCATGTCGCGCGCATACGAAGCGGCGGCGGTTTGCCAGATCGAGAGGCGCTGACAATGGCCGTTCCTGCTGGATACCATCGCTGCATCACGGGCGTCCTTGAGGCGTCCGGCCGCAAGGACTTGAGCGAAGATGATCTCACCGCGATCTTCACGCGCGTTAACGGGCGGATCAACCGGCATCTGCGCGCCGGCCTGAACCCCACCGAAGCCGCGTATCAGGCGGGCCGCGAACTCGGCGCCGAGATGAAGCTGGCGGCGGCCATCGAGCGCCGCAGCCGCCTGATCAACATCGCGCGCAAGCGTGAGATCATGAACGCGCTGCGCCCCGGTAAGGAAGCCGTCGATCTGCGCAAGGTGCTGAACCGCGTGGACAGCAACATCTACAGCGCCCAGGCCGACGTGCTCGGGCCGCTGGTGAAAGAGATGCGCAGCGCCGGGCTCTTGAAGGTGATCGCAAGCGGCGACCGTGCGTTCGAGCAGCGCGTGATTGACGAATTGTGGAGCATCGAGAGTGGCACGCCCGGCACCACGGGCGACAAGCTCGCGCGCGAGGCGGCGGAGATCATCAACCGCGCGCAAGAGCGCGTGCGTGCGATGCAGAACAGCGCGGGCGCCTACATCGGAAAGCTCGACCATTACGTGACGCGGCAGGCGCACGACATGGACAAGATCAGGGGCACGATCAAAGGCGCTGACGGGAAGTATGACGCCAATGCGAACTACGCAAAGTGGCGTGATGACATCCTGCCGCGTCTCGATGAACGCACCTTCGACAATCTGGACGATCAGACGCCGGAGAGCATCGAGAAGTTCATGCGCTCGGTGTGGAACGCGCTCGCTACCGGCGTGCATGAAACGTCGCGCGGCCGGGAACTGCTGGCGGGCTTCACGGGACCGGCGAACCTTGCGCGCCGCGTCAGCGAAGAACGCAAGCTGATCTTCAAGGACAGCGCGTCCTGGGGCGAGTATCAGCGCAGCTATGGGCAGGGCACGCTATGGGAGACGATCCAGCGCGGGCTCGACACCGGGGCGCGCAATGCAGCGATCATGCGCGGCATGGGCACGAACCCCGAAGCGATGTTCGAGGGCGTCGTGGCCACGGCGTTGAAGAACGCTGTCGAGCGCAGCGACGTGAAGGCGGCTGACGCGCTCGGCGGGAAGTTCAACGCGCGCATTCTCGACACGATCACCGGCAAGGCGAACATCCCCGGCAACGACACCTTCTCGAACATCGCGCGCACGGCGATGGTGGTGCAGACGCTTTCCAAGCTCGGCGGCGTGGTGCTGTCGTCGCTGCCTGATCTCGCCAACAATGCGGCCGTGCTGCGGCACAACGGCGTGGGGTTGTTCGAGAGCTACGCGAACCAGATCACATCCCTGTTCCCGAAGAACGCGGCGGGCCGCGAGGCGATGATGACGCTTGGCGTAGGCGTCGATGCCATGATGGGCCGCGTCGCGTCGCGCTTCTCGACCGCCGAAGGGCTGCGCGGCAAGTCGGCCAAGATTGTCGATACCTTCCACCGGCTGAACCTGCTGAACTTCTGGACCGACAGCTTGAAATACGGCATGGGCTCGATGCTGACGCACAACCTGGGCCGCATCGCAGGCAAGAGCTTCGACGCGCTCGATCCCCGCCTGCGCGCGACGCTGGCGCGCTACGACATCACGGCCGCTGATTGGGATGTGGCGCGTGCCACGGCAGCGAAAGGCGCGGATGGTGTCGAGCGCGTCTTGCCGGCGGAGATGGCGGATAGCGCGTCGCGCACGAAGTTCCAGAACTACCTGATTGATCAGATCAGGGAGGCGATGAACGAGCCGGACGCGGTGTCTCGAACCGTCGTGACCGGCGGCCTCGCGGCGAACACGGCGACGGGCATGGCGATGCGCGTGCTCATGCAGTTCAAGACGTATCCGATCACCTTCATCAACCGCACGCTCGGCCGCGAGGGACTGAACCCCTTCGCGGACAACTTCATGAAGGGCGGCGCGAACGGCATGGACGCGATGGGCATTGCGCACCTTGTCGTCGCCACGTCGCTGCTGGGCTACGCATCGCTCGAATTGAAGAACCTTGCGCGCGGCAAGAACACGCAGACATCGGACGCGGAAAACCAGAAGGCATACGCCGCGCTGGTGGCGCGCGCGATGGTGCAGGGCGGCGGCCTGGGGCTGCTGGGCGACTTCCTGTTTGGCGAGCCGAAGAACACCGGCAGCGGCTTCTTCACCGGCCTGTTGGCAGGGCCGACTGTCGGCACGTTCGATGAACTCGGGAAGGAAATCCAGAACCTACTGCTTTGGGCGCGCTCGGGTGACGAACGCGCGCTGAAAGACGCGCGCTCGGGAGCCATCGGCCTGATCAGGAACAACGCGCCGTTCATCAACATGTTCTATACGCGCTGGGCAGCCGACTACTTCATCTGGTATAGGCTGCAAGAGGCGGCCAATCCGGGCTACCTGCAACGCTATGAGGACAGGGTGCGCCGAGAGCAGCACCAGACCTTTTGGCTGCGCCCTTCTGACGCCGCGAGGTAGATGCCATGACCATCTCCAATGAACTCGTAAGCGTGCAGGTGTCCGGCGACGGCACGCAGACCTTGTTCAACTACAACTTCCTGATCCCCGCGCAATCCTACGCCACGCTCTACTTGACCGATGGCGACGGGAACCAGACGGCGCTCGATCCGAACTCGTGGTCGCTGGCGAACGTCGGCGATCCGGCGGGCGGCACGTTCACCTATCCGCGCGCGGGAGCCGGCGGCAGCCCGTGCCCTGTCGGCAGCTTCCTGACGCTGGTGCGCGACGTGCCGTATGCGCAGATCACGAACCTGCGCAACCAGGGCGCCTACTACCCGAAGGCGGTGGAAGGCGCGCTCGACTTCATCGTGATGCAGGTTCAGCAGCTTGCCGCGATTTTCCAGCGCACGGTGCGCGTCTCGAACGCCGAGCCGCCGATCTCTCCGCTGATCGGCCGCGTGCTGCGCGCGAACAAGCTGCTGGGCTTCGGATCGTCGGGCGAACTCGCCTACTACGACGCTACGGACGCCTCGACGGAAACCGTCGTCACGTCCGGTGGCAACACGCCGCGCACCTTGGCCGCGCGTTTCGATGAACCCGTGAACGTGCTCGACTTCGGCGCCATCGGCGATTGGGATGGCGCCACGGGCACCGACAACACCGACGCATTCAACGCCGCTTTCGCCTACGCGAACTCGACGGGGCGCATGGCTGTCGTGCCTGCGCCGCAGCCGGGCAAGCTGGGCTTCTACTGCGCGACGACGGTGACGCTGCTGGGCGGCGCCGCCGGCCTGTCGATGATCGGCGCAATCTACAGCGGCGGCGGCACCATCGGCCTGCTGATCGGCGACGGGGGCACGAACGCGAACCGCAGCAAGGTCTATCTCGATCTGCACGTGATCCGCGCCACGCTGTCCGATTGGAGCAGCGAAGCCGACATCGGCATCCGCATCCGCAACGCGGACGGCTGCGTGATCAGCACGAAGCTCGTGTCGGGCTTCACCATCGGGTTGCAGACGTATGGCGACGGGCGCGGGTTCGAGGACAGCACGCTGATCCTGGGCAAGCACATCGACAACAAGGTGCAGCTTGACGCGCGCACGAACGCCGCCGGGGCGTGGAACAACTCGATCAAATACATCAGCGGTCACTTCGCCAATTCGTCCGGCACGAACCCGACGATCAACCGCTACGGCTATCGCTTCTCGAACGAGCCCGGCGGCTATGACCGCCACAACATGCACGCGATCTTCGGCACCGCGTTCGAGTTGCAGGATCGCAGCACGAGCAGCGCGCAGAAGGCGCGCAACTTCTTGTTCGAGGCGGACGACGGGCGTGGCGTTCACGGCTACGGGCTGCGCTCGGAAGCCTCCGGCCAGTTCATGGCGGAAGTCATCGGCGGTTGGAATGACAGCATCCTTGAGTTCGACTTCGTGGGCGGTTCGTCTGTCACCGGCTTCAACCCTCCCGGCCCCGTGCTCGGCACGCCGGGCATCGCCTACAACACGGGCGTCGAGTATGCCGCGACGGCGTATCGCAACGGCGTGACGGTGCGCGTGAACCATCAAGCCGCTGCTGCGCAGATGACGCAGCGTGTGATCTTGGACATCGACAACCTGCGCGCCACGGCGCACGTCAACGAAACCGTCAGCACGGGCGGGATCGCATTCGAGAAGTTGTGCGTGGTGTCGGGCAATCCCAATGGGCCGCCTTCGACGCTGAACGGTTTCTGCTTTCCTGGGCTGTCCTCGATTGGCCTGCGCGCCGAACATGTGCAGCTTCCCACGTCGCGTGCCATCTGCGCCGTGCTGCCGTGCGACAAGACGAAAGAGTTCTTCGTCGCCATCGACGGCGACAACCTGCGTCTCGTGATCCTGCAATTCGACGCGGCGGAGAACGTGCTGGGCGAGAGCTTCCCGCCCACGCTGTCCAATGCGAACGTCGTGTGGCAGCCGAGCTACGATCCCGGCCCGCCTATCGAGGGGCGTTCGTTCGCGTGGGAGATGTCCACCAATCTCGATCAGCTTACGCCGCCGGTCACGGGCTTCCCGCTGGCGCGCTACCAGCGCGTGCGCGCTCACGCGAGCGCGGCCTTCATCGTCATCGGCGCGCGCGGCGGCGACATCGTGACGCCGGAGAACAACCGGATGCGCGCGTTCCGCATCTACACGTCGGCGCTGGACTTCCCTGGTGTCATCTACGGCAACGGCCGCAGCGTGGAGGGCGTGCTGCAAGGTCGCGCCTGGGGCTCGCGCGAGTGGTCCGATCAGGCCGCCTACGACTTCCCGAGCGTGGCGGCCGGCGCCACGCTGGGCCAAGAGTTCGTGGCGAATGGCTGCCGGCAGGGCGACGCGGTGGAAATGTCCTACAACCCGTCCAGCGGCTTCCAGAACGGGTTCCTGCGCTACAGCGGCCTGCCGGGCGGCAGTTCGTCGGTCAACCGCGTGTTCATGTTCGCGGAGAACCGCAGCGGCAGCGCGATCAACCTGAACGCCGGCACCATGCGCATCTTCGGGAAGCGCCCGCGCGCACCGAACAACTGACGCTGCTTTCACGGAGGACACCATGGCGGATGTTTGGCCAGTCAACGGCGCGAACCATATTCCACCCAGGGTTGCAACATGCTACCCTGCCCCTGACAACGGCCGTGCTGACGATGACGGGGGCGATATGGATTATGAGAACCGGCTGCGCGCCGTGGAAATGGCGTCGCAGCGCAATACTGACCTGATCGCGGGACACGAACGCGAATGCTCCCTGCGATACAAGCAGCTTGTCGATGGGCAGGGCCGCATCATGGCGTCGATCAAATATCTCGCCTTTTCCGTGGGGGCGCTCTCCCTGGTGGTCCTGGGCGTCGCCACGGTGCATGATCTCGCGCGCGGCGCTGCCGCCCGGATTGGCGTGCCCATCCCCGCCCAGGCGGCTCCCCCGCCCGCTTACCCGCAACCCTACCCGCAACCCTACCCGAGATAGGAGATCGACATGGCACGTGACCCCAAGACGACGCGAGGCTACCGGAACAAGAACCCCGGCAATATCGACTGGAATGCGCGCAACCCCTGGCAGGGGCAGGTGGGCATCGAGGCGACCGGCAACCCGCCGCGCTTCGCCGTGTTCGAGAGCCACGAGTTCGGCATCCGCGCGCTGGCCGCGCTGCTGACGACCTACTACGACCGCCACGGGCTGAACACCGTGCGCAAGATCATCAACCGATGGGCGCCGCCGAACGAGAACGCCACCAGCGAATACGTGCTGGCGGTGTCGCGGTTCATGCAGAACCAGCCCGACGACGTGCTCGATCTGCACACCTATGCGCACATGCGCCCGCTGGCGGAAGCGATCATCAAGCACGAACTCGGCGGGGTGCCCTACACGGCGGCCGTGCTCGATGAAGGGCTCCGCCGCGCCGGCATCGTCAAGCCCGTCACGACGCTGACGCAGGCGGCCGGCACGCGCTCGGGGCAGTCGGCCGGCGCGATCACGGCGGCCGTCGTGGCGGCGGCGCCGGCAGCGCCGATCATCTCCGCCATGGGCGGGCTTCCGCAATGGACCGCCGTGGCGCTGATCGCGGCCGTCGCCGTCATCGCGCTGGCGGTGGTCCTGACGAAGCGCAAGGACGCCTGACGTGCCGGCGTGGCTGCTTGCCCTGCCGGCGCGCGTGTGGGCGTGGACGGTCGCCCTGGGCGTCGCGGTGGCAGCGGGGGCATGGCTGCTGCTGACGGTGCGCCAGGGCGGCCGGGATGCGGAGAAGATCGCCCAGGCCGGGCGCGACATGGAGGCGGTGAATGCCCGGATCGAGGAAGATGGCGCTGCGGCTCGTGCCGCTGATCCTGCTGGCGAGTTGCAGCGCAGGTGGGGGCGGTAGCTTCTGCCTGACGGCGCGGCCGATCTACACGGCGGCCGAGGATCGCATCTCGGCCGAGACGGCGCGTGCCGTCCTGGCACACAATGAGACGGGCGCCCGCTTGTGCGGATGGCTGCCCCTCCGCGAGTAGCCCACGCTGATCCTGGCAGCAGGGGTGAACGGCGAGGCGGTGCTGCGTTCCGGCGGCACCGCCTTTCTCATTGCAGCGTGACCATCCACGTGCCGTTCAACTCGACGCACGACACCAGGGAGCCGTCAGGTAGCGTCACCGGCTGGGCGAGGAACGCCTGGATGCGCTGCCGCACCACGTCGGCCTTCATCTGCCCGAACAACGGCTCGGACGCGCGCAGCAGCGCCGCAGCGTCCTTCAACGCAATGCCGCCCTTGCCCGTCGTGCTGGTCATCCCGACGTAGAGCGCACGTGCGATGGCCTGCCGCGTCGCTTCGGTGCGCGCGTGCATGTCGGCTCGATCCAAGCCGCCGACTTCCTCGCCGTTCCACAACCGCACGGGCACCTTGCGCAGCCAAAGCGTTTCGTCCGTGGCGAGCGTCCTGTTCATCTTGGCGTCGTCCATGCGGAGATACATGCGGCGTTCCTGCCCTGTCAGGCCGAAGCGCGTGGCATCTTCATCGCTCGGCGCCATGAGCGTCATCATGATGCGCGAGCTATCCCTGACGGCGCTGGCACCCTGCGCAGCGTCCGGGGAGCCGGCGTAGTTCGCGCTGCTGGCAAGGTTCGGCTTGCTGGTATGGTGCGACACCATCATGGCCACGTCGGTCAACTCGGCAAGCGTCTCGATCTGTTCCATCACGAACGTCATGGCGATGTTGTCGATGCCGTTGACGGTGTGCAGCTTGTTCAGGGGATCGAGCCCCAGCAACGCCACGTCGGGATCGCGGGCCGCGTCGATCAGCAGCCTGAACGCTTCTTCGTTGATGCTGGGTTGCTGGCCGCCCACCACGAGCCGCAGCTTGAGATGCGTCTTGCCCGAGATCAGCATGATGCGCGGGATGACAAGGTTCGCGTCGATGTTCAGCGCGGTGCATAGGGCGTAGAGCCGCATGGACATTTCGTCCAGGCTGTCCTCTGCGTTGTAGATGATCGACTTCCACCAGCGCCCGTCTGCGTTCTCGAAACCGAACATGTCCTTGCCTGCCGCGAGGAACACCGCCGTCATCAACTGCACGAGCGACTTACCCACACCGCCGGGGGCAATGAGGGTAGTGATCTCCCGCCGCAGCAGCAGGCGCCGCAGCACCCACGGACGCGGCTTGAGCGCGGCCAGGGCGGTCGCATTGCCGAAGGTGAAGGCGCCCGTCTGCAAGGCCACGGCGCGCTCGGGCGTGGGCAGCAGATCGGGGATTGGCGGGATCACGATGCCGCTGAACAAAACGTCCGGATGCTTCGCGCCGCTGGCATTTTGTGCATACTGGTAGGCGTTCGCGATGCGCACGTTCAGATCGTCACCGACGACATTGGACTGCGCGCCCCAGGCCGCCATGAGACTGCGGCACATGTGCTCGCTTATGCCGTAGTCGCGCACCTTGCACGCAAGCTCATAGGCACGCTGCGAACGCTCCCCGTCGATGGCGGCAGGCGTGGCGGCGATGGCCTGCACCGCGAGCGACACGGCGCGAGGATCATCTTCGTCCACCAGCGTCGCCTGGGCGTTCGCTGCGCGCTCTCCCGGCGGCTTGCAGCGGGCCACGACTTCACGGGGCGCCTGGGCAAGCGGCTGGTCAATCTCGACGGTGTAGGGGCGCCCCTCAATCGTGCTGCCGGGCGCGAGCACGTAGCCGTGGTGGCTGCGGATGTCGAGCCCGGTGCCGAGCGCGCCCTGGTTCAGCGCGACGTTCGCGCCCGTGTAGTAGAGATGGTAGCCGCCGCTGGGCGTGCGCACCATCAACGTCTCGAACCCACCGTAGACCTGCATCCACGACGCCATGCCGTCCTTGCCCGGCTTAGTGTCGATGTCCACCACCACCATGTCAGTCGTCAGCACGCCGATGTTGAACTCGTGCGCACCCCACCACGAACGGATCGTGGCTTCGTCAGCGGTGGCCCATTCGGTCCACCCCTCCCATACAGGCTTCTTTGCGCGACGCTCGTTTCCCTCTTTGCCCGGTTCGTCAGGCAAGCATGGGAACACACGAAAGCCACGCCGCGCCCATTGGACAGCGGCATCGACTTTCATCATGTCAGCGACGCACCGCCTTGCGGCCGTGAACCTTTCTCGGCGCAGCGTGGATGGGATAGACGCGGTAGGTGCGCCGTGCCTTTCCAGGCCGAACGATGTAGCCGAACTCGGCGAGCTTCACGTTCATGCGCGAGATGTGCGCGCCGACAGCCTGCTGCCGCTGCGTCGGGTTGCGCTTGTCGCTGTAGAGGCGCTTGAACATGTCCTCGATCAGCACATCATCGCCCAGGCGCAGCAGCGCGAAGATCACATCCTGCATCGGGGATAGCTGCTTCCGCAGCTTGGCTTCACCCTTCATGGTTCACTTCCCGTATCTCGAACCTTCCCACCCTTTGGAGGCGAGAGGGCATCCAGGCAGCCATGCCGGATTGGTTGCGAAGATCGTCTCGAACTCTTTGGCCGAGCCGTAGTTGTGACCGACTTCTGCCACGGCTTCGTCGTGGCAATGGAACACGATGGGGTATTCAGCAGCTTCCAGGCGCAGCATCCCCTCCGTCAGCACGTCACGCGCCGAGCCCTGGTCAACGTGGTTGAACTGCATCCCGCCGTAGAGGCTGAACGAACCCCAACGCTTCTTCTCCCCTTCGTAGCCGTCGTAGTCCACCTTCTTCCGTGTCTTGACCATCAGCTTGCCGCCACGCCACGACGCCTCTTGCGTCCACGCGGCGCGGTGTTCTTCTTGGAAGTCCTCGATCACGAAGTTCGGCCGCCCGTCATCGAACTCGATCCACGCTTCGGTGCGATACGAGATGCGAGGGCGGCAGTAGGCGAGCACGCGGCCACTCGGCAGGCGGCACCATAGGAAGCCGCGCGTCGAGAGATAGGCGACCTTACCGCCCATGACGAACACGATCTGGTCCGGCGTGCTGACGGCTTCGATTGCTGCGTCCTGTAAATCCCACCAGCATTGCACCAGCTTCGGATGCGCGCCGCGCCAGCCTGCGACGATGATCTTGATCGCGGTCCACTGATCCTGGGGCAGCTTGTGCTTGTCGCGCGCGCTGGGGTAGCGCGCCCACGTCGTCAGCCATTCCAGTTCGTTCGTCGCCTCGCGCACGGGCTGCACCAGATCGGCGGGCTTCAATCCGTAGTTCTTGCCCATGTTGATGAAGCTGCCCACGCTGCCCTGGTAGCCGAGCGCGAGTTCTTCCACCTTGCCGATCTGGCGCTGCTGCTTCGTGACAGTCGAGACATCGACACCAAAGCTGCGCGAATACGCCACGTTGTAGAGATCAGGACCGTTGCCGCTGTCGTAGAGCCGGAAGGCGTCGAGCTTCCATTCTTCTTCGGCCAGCCACGCGGCGATGCGCCCTTCGATGTTCGAGAGATCGGCGCCGACGAACTTCTTCCCGTGGTCCGCGATGAACATCCCGCGCAGCGACTTGGCGAGGCATTCCATCGGCGGCCCAACAAGCGTTTCCAGCATGAAATGCGCTTCGTCCGCGACGGCGTGCTGCAACAGTATCTCGATGGTGCGGCGGATGCTGTCACCGTCGCGGTCCGGATCGACGCGATACAGGTTGTGCGGCTGTATCAGGCGGCCCGCGTAGCGGCCGGTGCTGGTGCCGTGGTAGTTGAACAGGCCACGCGCGCGGCCATCGCTGCACGCGCAGTCGAGCATGGCGCCGAGCTTCGCCGTGGATGTCTTGTTCGCCTGCTTGCGCAGCGCCATCGCACGGCGCACGGCGTTCGGCAGTTCGCTCTCCGCCAGCATGAACTCAAGATCGTCATCGAGTTCTTCATCGGCGGCCAGCAACACCGCTTCCTGCTGATCCTTCGCGATGCTCTTGCATTCGATGCCGAGCCCGTTGATCCACGTCACCAGCTTCAACGTCATCGTGCATTTCGGCACGGCGCCATCGGTGACGCGCTTCATCTCGACATCGAGCTTCTTCTTCGCAAGCTCGCGCAGTTCGATGGCGCGCTTCACGAGCGGGATGTCGATCTTGATGCCTCGATCATTCACCGTCTGATCGTGTATCCAGATCGCGCGTTCAGTCGCGGAAAGCTCCGGCGCCAGCGCGTCGATCTCGCATTCTGTCACCACGTCCTGGGCGCAGTAGAGCATGTTGCGCTCGACGTTCTCGGGCTGATCCCACCACGTATATGTCTCGCCCGTGCCTTCGCAGTAGTGGCACATCATGTCACCAGCGCCGCCCCCGCCATAGCACGCCGCGCACACCTTGCGCGAGCGCGGCCGTGCCATCTTCATCATGAGCGCGTGCCCGTCCATGTCCTTCGCGGCCTGGGCGCCGAGCACCTTGGCAGCGATCTCAAGGCTGGACGGGATCGAGATCGCGGCGCAGCGCGCCATCGTGCAATCTTGTTGTTCGATGCGCAGCACCGGCCAGTGACGCAGCCCGTAGCGCCAGCGCAGCAGCCAGTTCCAGACGGTGCGCTCGAATATCGCGTTGTGCGCTACGACGATGCCGCCATTCCTGATCCAATCCAGCAGCATGACCGGATCGGCATCGCCGGGGCGCCACAACTTCATATCATCGCGTGTCGGCTTGGAATGCTTCGGCGCAATGCACCAGCGGAAACCCCACGTCCGCGTGCTGGCGTGCTCCATCTGCTTGTGGACGCCGGCCCGCTTCAACTCGACGGCTGAACCAGTCTCAAAGTCAACGTGCGCCGCCCAGGTTTCCATGATGCCTATCCGAATACGATCCACCCCACGAGCGTCCAGAACGAAACGCCCAATCCGCACCCCACGATGATGCCGCGCACGGGGGCAAGTTCGTCCTCATGCGCGGCATCGTCAGGTATCACCGCAGCATCGCTTCCATGTCGAAGGCGGGCGCAGCGGCGGCAGGCGGTGCCGGCGGCGGCATGAGAGGCACCACGCCGGGCATCGGCGGCGGGCCGCCCACGATCTGCGGCGGCGGCATGAACGCCGCACCGGGAGGCATGGGCGGGGAGCCCGGCGGCATCGGCGCCCCCGTGCCAAACGCCGCAGCGGCATCGAAGCGGGCTTCGACGTTGACGCCACTGAACGCCTGCTTGAGATCGGGGCCGCCGCCCGACAGCACGTCATCGTCGGCGATCAACATGACGCCTTGCAGCCCCAGGCCGACACCGGACTTCTTGTTGTCGAAGGTGTAGAGATTGAACAGGATCACCGCCCAGGCGCCCGCGTAGATGCGCCGTTCGTCCACCACCGGGTTGCCCAGGTTGTCCACGACCTGGGGCTTGTATTCGGTGACGAACTGCATGGACGGCAGGCCGGGCGTCATGCCGTTGTGAAGCTGCCCGGACTTGCGCGAGATGCGCTCGCCCTGGTCACGCCACGGCACGTGCAGGCCGATGGGCGCACCGTTCGGGGCGAAGCGCGTGGGCCATTTTTCCTTCATCTTCGCGTAGACATCCGGCCACACGACGGCGTTGATCTGGTCCTGCGATCCCGGCGGGCAAAGCGCCGACACTTCGTAGCGCGGCTTGGCCGCCGGGGTGCCGTCGTCGTTCTTCCGGTCCGGGTTCGGCGTGATCAGATGCACGAACGCCATGCGCACGGGGCATGTGCGGAAGTTGCCGTCCGGGTTCTTCGTGAAGGGCGCGGACTGGACGGCGCGAGCCACCCAATCGTCCGGCATACGCGAGGCTTTCATGATGGGCATTGGTGTGATCTCCGTTCAGTTCCAGGGGGTGACGGGGCGCGCGACGCTGCGCACGAGACGCATGAACGCCGTCTCGAACTCGGTGCGCGCGATGGCGACGTTCCGCCTGCGCTCGGCGATCTCGCTGTCATAGCGATCTTCGTGCGCGGGCGGCCCGATCAGCGCCGACACCTTGCGGTGCAGTTCGGCGGTCGCCTTCTCGTGCGCCTTGATCTCGTTCATCACGTCGATCTCGGCCTGCGTGAGATCACGATAGCCCGTGATCTTCTGGTGCTGGTTGTCCACTTTAGCCTCCGGTTTGTGTTGCGTCCACGACCGCCTGCGTGTCGGCGGTGCGAGGCTCGGGCTTCGGCGCAGCAGGCACGTATTTCGTGACTGCTGCCCAGGCGCGGCGCGAAGCAGCGTATGCCGCCTGCTTCGCTTCTGCGTCCGCGATGAACGCCTTGCGATCTTCGGCGGTCATGTCGGTGGCGCCGGCAGCGTCAGGCCAGCGAAGCCCGACGTGATGCGGTTCACGGCGGGCCGCGTGTCGCTCATGTGGGCGAGCACGAGATTGCCGCTGCTGGCGCGAGGCGTCAAGAATGCGAGCCGTTCGAGGATGTCCTTCGCGGCCTGCCGCTGCGATCCGGGCGGCGCGTATTTCGTCGCCACTTCCGTCAGCATGGCTTCGACCTTCGTGACGCCCAGCAGCTTCTTCTCGGTGAAGTCGTCGGGCTCAAGCACGCCGCCCGTCAGCGCCGACAGGGCGGCGGCCGTGCCGTCCACGTCGTCCGGGAAGCTGCGCCGCGCCTGGGCCGCCACCAGCTTGTGCTCGGGCACCGGCTGCCCTTCCATAGCACGACGTAGCGCCTCGCGATCCGCTGCGTTCAGCCACGCGCGCAGTTCGTCGCCGTGGCGCAGGATGTAGGCGAGCCGGTCCATGCCAAGCTCGACCACGGGCGGTAGCGGGAGCCCTTCGACTTGCTCGATGGCGGTGGCGTAGGGCTCGATCACGGACACCGCCTGACGCTCGCGCGCAGGGCACGTCAGTTCGCATTCGCAGAAGCGGCAATGCGTGCCGGGCGTCAGCGCGCCGCCGGGGCTCTCGGCCGCTGCGATGGCGGCGACGGTGCTGGCGTGAAACTCCGCCATCTCGACGGCGCCCACGATGTCGGTGCGCACCGGATCGGCGCCGTGTCCGTTCGGCTGGATGACGACAAGGTTCAGCTTGCGGATGGGCTGCGCCCACCACTTCGCGACCGAGTTGAACAGCAGTTGCGGGTTGCGACGCTCGTTCACGTAGACGTGCCCGAACTTGTATTCGACAGCCCACCCTTCGCATTCGATGTGATCGAACACCATGAGATCGGCGATGCCGGCCGCGTCATCTTGGGGCACCACGTCCTGGGGGAACACGACACGTTCCTCGACGTAGGTAACGAGATGCGGACCGTGCGAGATGTAGAGCCCTTCAAGGAAGTCCAGCACCATCTCGGCGCCACGGATCATATCCTTCGTCGCGGCGAAGCGGTCCTGCGCCATGCGCATCCCGCCCTTGATCGCGTAGGCAAGGAACTCGTGAGCTTCCGTGCCTTCGTCGGCCGCCTCACTCGCGACGCGCGGTGTGCGCGCCGCGAGTGCGACGTAGCCGGCGCACGCGCGAACCCGATGGATGCGGCTGCTGCCGTATTTGGCGTGCTGTCGATCCACGTGGTTCATCGCGTGCGCCTCCCTGGTCCGCCGATCAGGCGGCCGTCGCTTCGGCGTAGACCTGCGGCCAAAGCGCCGGGTTGATGCCCGTCACGGACTTGACGCCATACTTGGCGAGCAGCGCGGCGACGGCGGCCGGACCGCCCTTCGCGGCGTTCGCGCCAAGCGCCTGCAAGGCGCCCGTGATGTGCGCCAGCGTCCAGCCCGGCGGGGCTTCGCCCTGGGGCGCGGCGACCGGGGCGGCCACGGGAGCCGGCG